TGGTAGGCGCCCCTGGCATTAGCCATTGAGGTGGCAGGGGCCCGGTAAGAGCCATACGCATTAGCCATTGTTGCGGGAACTGACCCCTTAAGAGGCATGCCTTGTACGCTTGCCATGCCATTGTTTCCACTTGAAGTAAATATATCCCACCAGTTAGCCATTAAAGTGTTATCCCTTGCGCTAGTAGTTGCTGGAGAGCTTGGTTACGAGCCCTTGAGCCTGCCTCTCGGCCAGCATATGTGTTTTGTGCCCAATCAGGCATCATCCAGTCAGTCTGGTTAAATACCCTATTGCTAGGGTCAAATAGTAGTCCAAACTCATTTAGTCTGTCAGTTTGAGTCTGCTCAAGGAAAGGCCTTTGTAGTTCTTGCAATGCGTAAGCCTGGTTACCTTCTTGAATGGTTCCAAGACCACGCTCAGTCCCAGCATAAGCACCGCCCTGAAGCATTCCTGCTGAAGCTCGCTCAGCTGCTAGGCGTCGCCTGTCAAGCAAGTCGGCTTGCTGCTGACGGCCAACAGAGCCAATCATCTCTCGACCATCATCAGTGGTATACCCGAAAAGCTGGTTGCGGTAGTTCTGAAGCCTGCGTAGCTCTTCAGCACGGTCGCCTTGGAAGCCAATAAATTCTGGGTCAAGAAGTGCATTGATTGCAGAGTCAAGCATTGCCTGATACTCTTCCGGGCTCATTCCAGCAGCTTCGGCCTGTGCTGGCTCAGGAAAACTCTCAGGTGATTCACTGGCACCATTACCGCTTGGCGCAGGATCTGGTGCAGTTAAGTCTGGTGCAGCCGGTCCAGGATCTGGAGCTGGAACCAAAGCACCAGTAGAAGTCTGTCCTGGCCCTAAATTTGAACCTGAAACCTTAAGGGTGCTGCCACTGCCAGAAGTAGATGATCTATTGCCACCGTCAACTCCAGCAGCAAGAGCAGCTGGCCTACTTGACATGCCAGTAGTAGAGGTTGTTCTTCCAGGTGTAAGGCCAGATCCTGAAACAGATAGAGTGCTGTTAGATCCAGAAGTTGACGATCTATTTCCAGCATTTACACCAGCAGCAATTGCTGCAGCACGGCTTGAACTGCCAGAGCCGATTTTTGTAACTGCAGTGTCCCATGGGTTTGGAGCTACAACTGCAGGGCTTGGTTTTATTGCTTTAAACCTGTTATCTGAGCCTGCAGCATTGCTTACAGTTGGCTTTTTGTAGCCAGTAATATAACTAGGCATTCCTGATGCGCCGTAAGTTACTGCCATTACATGTACCGTCCTACATCTGAACTTCCGTAAGCGCCCTTTGTCTGAGACTTCAAGCGTGCGTTAATTGCGTTGCGTCTTACTTGGCGCAAGCGGTCTCGTTCTCTGTAGCCAGCCTTGTCGACAGGGCCCATGGTAGGGTTATACCTGCTACCGCCATAAATCTTGGCACCAGCAGCGTACGGATTGAACCCTGGGGTTCCGTAGTTTATGGCCATTAAGCTACGTCCTTTGTCATCTTGGCCTTTACCCCGACCATTGGTGTCAAGCTAAAGATTTGTGCGGGGGCAGTTGCTGCCGTACCATCACAGTTCAAGTATAGCTCAAAGTACGCCCTTCTGAAGCGTACGCCATCATCAAGTTTCAAAGAAACTCGACTAGGAAGCGTTCCTGAGATCTGCTGGGTAGTGCTGATGGACACGGAGCCACTGAATAGGTCGTCCCATTGCCTGACGTCAAGCAGGTCCCAAGTAAACTGGTCCATTTTGTCCCAGGTAGGAGAGACTTCAGGTATTCCAATTGGCGTAACTATGCCTCTTACTTCGTTGTTTGCGGAGACGTCAGCAGCCCACCAGAACATTCGCTTCCATTCTGACGGTGTATCAAAGTCGTAAATCTTTGTACGCATAGCGCATTCAAACGACTCCGATCCCCCTGTGAGGGTTGCCACTCCGCCGACCTCTTCGTACCATTCGGAAATAGGGTATTCCTGCAAGAAAAATACCGTCGTAGCACTTTTGGCGGGCGTGCCAAGGGCTCTAGGGTAGCGCCACTGAAAACCCCTTGCTTTAGGCACTTCCATAACGTAAGCAAGGTTAGTTGTGCTTTCCCACTTCGACCAAGTGCCAGTAATGAGGTTTAGCGAGTACAGGTTGCCAGAAGTAAAAACTAGGCACTTGTCACCCACCACGGAAACAGATTCTGAAAATAGAACGTCAAGCTCTCCAAAACCTTCGTCGTAATCAAAGCGCACCTTCTGGGCGTTAATTGCCTCGTACACGTTGTTTTGGAATTTGTATAGAGTCCTGTTATGCAGCACTACTGAGCCATTCCGGTAGCCGGAGACGCTTCTTTTGTTGTGGGCACCAATGTTCGCCTGGACCAGAGACACTGTTCCCTCTTCGGGGAGACCCGCATAGACAAAGTTGTAAGTAGAGTTACGCTTAAAAACGATAAGACCGTTATAGTCAGCAATAAGTTTTGTAATTGGCTGGCCATCGCCTCTGTTTACGTACACAAAAGAGTCTGCATTCCATTCGTAGACGCCTGCTGGCTGATCAAGTGAGATAATGTCACTCCAGTAGATCGCAGTCTCACTTGAGGTGGCGTGGAGCCCACTGCCCAGCATGCGCTCTTTAAACAGCACAAGAGTAAAGAGAGCTGGCATTTGGGGGATTGCGGTAGTGGTGGTGCCGTCCCACCTGGCTCCGCCGGCTGTAGCTTTTGACATTACAGCCTCGTTTGCATACTGGATGAATGCAGTTGCTGATGAGTCCCAGATCTCAACCCAAGAACCGAACCCATACTGCTGGACTTCGATCGCCCAAGTTTTTTCCCTCGTTGATGCAATTAGGTGCACCTTGCCATTTTCTGGAGAATAATACCCAAGTATGTCGATGCCCTCTACGCTCAAGTCACCTAAAGGGTGGCCCAGCCCACGGTCCACGATAGGAGGCCTGGACATCAATGCGCCGTTGGGGCTGAACTCCATGTTTACTAGGTTTGCAACTTCCGTGTCGGAAATTGCCGACGGGTCCCAGTAGTTATTTAATCCACCAGAAAAGTTGCTAAGCGTTACTCCTCTTTGCCTAATTAGCTCAGACATAGTAATCTTCCGGGTCAGCTAGAACCTGTGGGTATGAGGCAATCTGCACGATGTTCTCACGCAAGCTCTGTCGGTCCAGCCCTTCCCGGAAGTGCGAACGCTTTAACTCTGCCCCCGTGTAATTTTCATCAAGCTCTAGAGCTTGAGTCATAACGTAGTTCACCAGCTCATTTAGGTAGCGATCAGGTACAGAGAGGACCTCTGAGGTGCTGATAATGACCTTCTTGGTTGGCTGCTCTACGTACTCTAGCTTTAGTCCGTTTGTAAACGAGGTGTCTGGGGTTGGATAAAAAGTAAGTGTGCCGGCTCGCTCGTACCAAACATCTGGGTATTGACCATTGGCTGACTTTGTTGGGTCATCTGCAAGGATGAACTCCCTGAAGCCCTGAGGGGTCATTGACCTGACTGGGCGACCGTCTACATAAACGGCCTCAATGTACTGCACTGCATCGGTTGGGAAAGTATACTCCGACTGATTTGCGACAATGTTAGAGTACTTAGTCTTTTTAAGAACAGGGTTGTTGTTTACAATCTCCTGCTGGCCGTCGTTGATCCAGCGGAGAACCATCTGGTCAGTAATCTGGGCACCCGAAGTGTCACCGAACAGCGAGCGAACGCGCTCGTAAACATCGAATGTTGTGTATGTAAAGGATTCGGCTGGCATTACTTCCTTAGTGTATGTCCGTCATGCTTATAGGTGTTCTTGTTCGATTTCATGATTGACTTCATTACGTCGCGCCTCTCCTCCATCCATTCTACCTCAGCTTTGGCTTTTAAGGCAGCCTCCGCCATACCCAAGAGTTCGAGTCGGTTTACTGTGGAGTTTGGATCGTGAGTGTTGTTCTCTAGCAATTCCGCTAGCAAACGAGCATCTATCTCGCTTTCACGGACAGTGCGAATAACGTAAGACGGTAGATCTCTGCCGATAAGTTTAGGCTCATCTACAAGGGCAAATGGTCTTTGTGGATCAAAGCTAGGGTGGAGTGCATCAAGTCGCATTAATCGCACGCTAGGGAACACGTCGCTAATAGTCTCTGCAAGACGTCGGTGAGAAGGGCTGTACAGTCCATCAATTTTGTCAAATTCAATCATGTATATATCCTAACGAAAAAAACCCAGT